TGCCAAAGCGGTCGCGGCAGGTGGCGTGGCGCTTGTCGCAGCCTGCGGTGATCGCGAAGGCATCGCCTGGGGAGATCGGGCGCACCGGCGCCTCGATCAGGGTGATCGTGGCTGTGCCGCTGGCGAGTGTATGGCTCGCCACCTCCGCCCGTCGCCCGGCATTTGCGCCTGAGGTCCATTCCACCACCCCGAAATCGAACCAGCCCGAGGCAAACCCGCCGACCCCCGCGGCCACCGTGAATCGCCGGTCGCCGATCGTCGCTGTCACCGCACCGGTGCCGCGATACAGGCCGCTGTTCAAGTTCACCCCGCAGCGCGCATCGCCCAGCGTCGCGTCGCAGAAATACTGGAATGTCCGCCCTACCGGCTGGTTCAAGAGATGCGCCAGAGCCCGCACTTCGGCGGTGAAGGCATAGCGGCCCCGCCTGATCTCGCCGATGCTGCCGCGGCGCATCAGCACGCGATGGCTGACGTTCTGCCAGTTCACCAGCCAAACCTCGACCGCGGCATTGTCCCATAGGCCGTCGGCGATATCGGTCTCGGTGATACGGTCAGAGCGCAGCGCGCCTTGCACGTCCTGGGCGTCAACCGAAAGATCGCCGAGGCTTCTGATCTCGCTTGCGGCAAAGCCGGTCTCGGGTTCGAAACTGGTGCCTGCAAAGGCGAGCACCCGGTCATGATCGGTGAAGCCGAAGACCGCGCCATCTCGGCGTTGCAGCCGCCAGCACCAAGCGAGGGTTGTCGTGCCTTCGTCCAGATGCGCCTGAAATCCTGCGGGCAGGGTCTTCATGGGGTGCGGTCCTGTTGTTCAAGGCGGCCGACGGCGGCGCCGATCCGGGCGATGTTCTCGTCGAGGCGGATCATCCGCTCCTCGATCACGGCGATGGCGCGCAGGGCCTCGGCCATGTCGCGGATTTGTTCGGGGCGGATGACGGAAAGCTCGGTGACCTGCCGTTCGATCATCGCGACGCGGGTGTTGATGATCCCGGCCCACCAGATCGCGGCTCCGCCCTGAGCGGAAAGGGCCAGCGCGAGGCTGACATAGGCCACGAAACCCATGGTGTTGCGGTCTTTGGGCGGGGTCATCGGCGCACCTCGATCAGCGGAATGGAGGGGATGGAGCCGGTGCGTTCGATGTCGAGCGTAACGGGCAGCTCGTCAGTGTCGAAGCGCACCGGCACGTCGAATTCGAACCCGGCCCGGATCACCGCGCCGTTGGCTGGCGCCGCGGCGAAGGTGACGATCCCTGTCGTCGTGTTGACCGACCAGCCGGACCCCTGCGTGATGCCGTTCAGCGAAACCGTGACCGTGCCAGCAACAGGCTTGATGATTGCCCGCGCCCAGGATTGCGCGCCGGAGGCATAGGTCTTGGTCAGGGCAAAGGTGGTTGTCGATCCGTTCCCGGTGCCGATGATCTGGTCGGTGGGCGCGGGCGCCGTCGAAGGCAGGCAGGATTTGTAGTCCGACCAGTCCTTGAACCGAAACGCGTGCAGGCGCCCGTTGCGGGCCTCGAAGAAGGCGACGACCGCCGCCAGATCGTCGGCACGGCGCACGCCATAGGAAACATCATAGCGCCGCCGCGAGTTGGCCCAGGAGGCGTTACGTTCCTCATCGCCGGAGGCCAGTTCGACAATCCGTGTGCGCCGTTCCGGCCCGCCCTTCGCGCCCCGGCTGATGCTGTCCGGAAACCTGATCTCGTGAAACGCCATTCAGCTGCTCCTTCGGCCATAGGCCACGGCCCGGGCGATGTCGGCGGCCACTTGCGCGCGGGAAGCGCGGAAGCTTTCGGCATCGCGGGCATAGATGTTGACGGTGGTGCCTGCTCCGCCTTCCCAGGCACGGGTTTCGGCCCGGTTCAGGACGCGTTCGCCGCGCAGAAGGACGGCGGCGTATTCGTCGGACCCGAGGCCCAACCCGCCGCCGTCGTGGAAACGCGGGGCGGCGGCCAGCGCAGCTGCGGGGATCATCATGCTGGCAGGGCCGGGCACACGGCCGCCGGAATGGTAAACTCCGGCCTTGATCTTGGCCCCACCCATGCCTCCCCCGATCCCGCCCAGAACCCCGCCCAGCGCCGAGGCGAGGGGGCCGAAGACGAAGCGGCGAAAGGCGATCTTGGCCAGATCGGCGATGATCGAGGTGGCAAGGCTCGAGAAGTCTAGCTTCCCCGTCCGGACGAACTCGGCGACGGCCTCTTCGCCCGCCCGAAAAGCGCTGGTGATCGCCTCGCCCACGCTGCCGCCCCAGTTCGCGGCTTCACTGGCATAGGTGGAAAGCGCCTCACTGACCGCCGCCCAGCCAGTCGCCGCGACATCGGCCGCGGCAGCCACTTCCTTGGCCGTTTGCAAGGGTCCACCGCCCCCGCCCGCGCCACCTTCAGCCGGATCGTCGGGCGTGACCGAGATTTGCAGCGCCCGATCGCGGACGTCGTTGAAGTATTCCGAGAGGGGCGAGCCCGATACGATGCCGCGGATTTGCGCCGCCAGCGCCGCCCTGCGTTCGGCATCACGCGCGGCAAAGGGGTTCGCCACGCTGTCTATCCGAAACGTCGCCGGGTCCAATGTGGACAAGGCCGGGTCAAGGCCGACAGCTTCCAGCGCCGCGTTCGCCGCCTCGGCCAGGGCGTTGATCCCGGCCAGGGCTTTCTCGATCATCCAGTTGACCGCATCGATGACGGCATTCGCGGCCCCGACCGCGAGGGCCCCGACGGCATCGGGCACACCCTGGAAGGCGTAAGTTGCGCCCGCGGCAGCGACCTTGAAGGCGTTGATGACAAGGTCGCCCATCCAGATCACGCCGTCGACGATTCGCTCCCAGGCCCAATCGGCCCAGGCGACGGCATTGTCCCACCAGCCACGGATCGTATCGAAGACCGGCTTGCCGATCTGATAAACGTTCTCCGCAAAGACCTGCCAGGCCGCCCGCGCCACGTCTGTGAAACTGACCTGTGCGCCAGTGGTCTCATTGATCTCGTTGCGCATGCCCGCGATTGCGGCCGAGCCCAGCGCCACGGCCGCCGTCACCAGCGGGAAGCGACCAGCAACTTGAAGGATGCCCTGGCCGAGGGTGCGGGCCATGCCGCCCAGATCGCGGAAGAGCGCCCCGACGCCGCCATTCCCAAACCCATAGATATGGGAAATCTGGCTGCCCTGCTGGGCCATGACCATGAAGGGGTTCATGCCCCCCGCGAGGGACACCCCGATGTCCTGAAGCTGAAACGACAGGTTCGCCATGCGGTGGCTGGCGTTGCGCGTGGCATTGCTCATCCCGCCCAGCGCGGTGGTCCGTCCCTTGATCGCCGCGATGCTGGCAAGGGTTGCCTGACGTTCCCGCGAAATCGCCGCCGTCATCTCCTCCGCGGAAATCGCCCCCACGCGATGGGCCTGCCGGATCTCGGTCAGGGTCGAGCGATACTCCCGCACCACAGCGAAGAGCGGGTTGTGCTTGGCGCGGAGGTCATCGAGGGCTCGGCCATAGGCCGCCACATCGGCCGCATCTCTCGCCATGCCGCCCGACACGCCAGTGGATCGATTGACGGTGTTCATCACCGTCCCCGACACGGCGCCTGCTTCACGCAGAGCCGTCGCTGCCCGGGCAGCCCGATCGGCGAGGTCCTGCATCTGGCGCATGGCCTCGCCTGCTGAGACCCCAGCGGCGTTCAACCCGGCTGCCGCCCGCGGGCCCGCCGCTTCGATGAGCGTCAGCGCGCGGGCGCCTTCCTGACCGATGCCGACCAGTTCGGCCTTCAGCGCCTGCCCCCCGGTCGCGACAAGGCGCACCGAGACCCGGCGTTCAGATCGCGTCGTCATGGTTTTGGGCTCTCACTTGGGCGTTGATGCCGCGCACGGCGAAGGGTTCGATCAGGGGCAGCAGTTCGGCCGCGATCAGGCGGTTCAGGCCCAGCGCGTCGGCCATGGCCAGGGCAGCGGTCATGTCCCAGCCGACCACCCCGCCGGGGATGGCGCGGAACTGGCCGCGCAAGGCTTGGGCCAGTTCCCAGACCTGCCAGGCTTCAAGGGTTCGGGGGCGGTGCAGATCAGCGGGGCAGGCGGGGCAAGGCTTTACGCATCCGGCGCAGTAGCCTTCGCCCCCGCCGAAGTGCCATTCGGCAAGGGCGCGGAGGCGTTTCCCTCATCGGCCAGGATCAGGCCCTTGGCCACATAATCCGTCTGGAACCGCTGGAAGAGCGGGAAGAGATCGAGAAGGGCGGCCACAGCTTCAGGCGTCGGCGGCACGGGATAGCCCTCGGCATTGCCGACGCCTTCCCAGTCGAGGATAGCCAGCCCCCCGATCGCTTTCGCCAAGGCGACGGCCACCTGATCGGCGGGCGCATCTTCGGGCAGGCTGGCCACTTGGCTGTCGCTGCGGGCGGCGCCGATCAGGGCGGAGGTCAAAGGGGCAAGGCGCAGGCGAACGCCGCCGCCCAGATCGAGCCAAGCGGGTTGGGGGGAAAGGTTCAGACGGATCATGCGAGGGCTCCGGGTTGGGGGTTCAGTAAGATGCGGTGGTGTTGATAAGGACAGCGGTGCACATGCGGGCGGGGGAGGTGGCCCGGGCGGCCTGCCATTCGAAGGTGGCTTGTACCCCCTGCGGCCCGTTGATCGGGATGCGAGGGCGCGGCAGATAGGCGGCGTGCACGGTGAAGGTGAGGGACGCATTCGCCCCAAGGCTCCACGCGAAGACGAGTTCGCAGGGGTCACCGGCGATAGCTTGGTTCACCAGCGTCAGATCGGCAAAGCGGGCTTCGATCGAACCGGTCAGGGCGGCCATGGACGGGTCTAGCCCTTCGAGGAGGCCGTCGTTGCGGATGGTCTCGATCCGGTCGAGGTTGTTGGCATAGGACACCTGCGCCGAGACGATATTGCCCAGCGCCGCCCCGTTCCGCGTGATCGCCCCCTGAAAATTGCCGAAGCGCTGCAAGGGCAGGGTGGCGTCGGTCAGCACACCGGCGGCAGTTGTGGCAGCCACCGTCTCGCCCCGGCCGATCAGGCCGACTGTGGCCGTGAGCAGCCCTGAGCGCTGCGATTGCCACTGGATGCGATCGGCGACG